AGACATCTTTGCCTTAGGAATAATAAACTGGAAGAACTGATCTTCACCATTAACATCAGAACGAGCATATGTATCGCCCTGAATATAATAAGTACCAGGGAATGTATCGCCAGAAACAACAATTTCCTTGGACACGGCTTGAATCCAATAAGTAAACATTACCTTATGGCCATTAAGATTAACATTTGTGGTAAGACCATCAATTTTAACATCTGAAACACCGCTGGCCATTAAAGCAACAAATTCATCTTCAGAAAATTCCTTTGGATTGCTACCAATGGTTAATAGAGAACCATCTTCATCATAAAGATAAGACTTAGATTTTCCAGATGCATCTAATGGATCTTCAAAGAATATTTGACCACTACGAGTCTTATATTCAACCATTCCAGCGGGCACTTTATCAGTAGCATTTTTCTTAACGTAAAGCTTTACACGCTTACTACCTTTTAGTCCAGCATCATAAATATCAGTTACAATATATTGATTTAAAGCCTGAGCATTACCATCAGTATAACTATCATCATCAACTTTCTTCAAACGAATAACACCAGTTCTACGAATATACTTAGTAGCTGGAGGAGTAACTGTTCCATTACCCATCATAATAGAAAGTGACTTAGGACTAAATAAAGCATCTTCAATGGTAACATTAATTTCTTTACCGTAATCCCAAGTAATTAACTTAGGGTTACCCTTACCACCACGAGCATCAACCTGTTCTGAAGTCTGCTCAATAGTAGATACTTTTAATGTATCAAGAAATAGTACAGGAGCACCAGGTTCTCCATCTTCATCAATTTTATAGAAGGTAACGTCGGCGACTTCCTTAATACCATAACGATCTAAAATACTAGCCATTTAAAATGACCTCCTATATTTTATAAATCTTCAATATTTCTAATCCAAAATTGCGGTTTAACTTTTTTCTTATCTGCACCAGCAAGTAAGGACTGAATATCAATATCATATTTATTCTTTTCTTGATACATCCTCATTATTGCGGAAACTGCAGACTAACTTAACTCTCCAACATTAAGTGGAGTAAGCCCTAAACCCATACAACAAATTGCGGCTAAAGTTGTACCTAAAGTTAAACCATCTTTAGCATTTTTTTCTTTAACTCTATCGCGCAGTCGCGCCTTAGCTTTGAAATACTTTATTTTTGGATTCTCATCTGGATTATATGGTTCAATTTGCTTTTTACCAACGGCAAGCCGCAGCATATTCTAAAATTCAAAATAATTTGATTCCTATATAATCCGTAACTCTTGTACTGATTTTATATTCTATAAAGTTTCTTCTATGTTCCCAATAATAATCATTTTCTATTCAGGTAAGAAGAAAACTGGTTCGTGTATAAAAAAATTAAATGCTTCTTCTACTATTGTTTTAAGTCGTTTATCTTCATTAGTAACAAACTTAAAAAGAAAATCTAATGGAGTATCCATATTTTCTGTAGACTATTTATTCTCTGTTAATTCATCCTCTATATCTTCTTGGCTAGTTAAAAGCATCTTAAGATAAACATAGTAATCTTTGTTATCAAGAATCTAATTTATTGTAGGAGGATAAATTTTACAGATATTATCAAACCAAAAAGGTCTGGAAAGAAAAGCATATGGATTAATCATAGCTTGTTATATAATACTCCATTTCATAACAAGAAATTTCATCTGTTAAAAAGTTAATTTGAAAATCGCCGCCTGTAACCTTACCAATGCCATCGATTATTTTACCATTTAAACTTTTATGAATTTCACCCATAATAGCAAAAGGCCGCAAATTTGAATCGCGTATCATCCACTAAGTTAATGGTACAAAAACTTCAATACCAACCATAAAATCTTTTATTTGCCCATTCTCACTATTGGTAACACCGCGTACTATACGCAAAGCAATGATACTCTAAGCAGTTTCTTTTGGGCCAACACGTGGAACAACTTTAATTAACTTTTCAAAGACTTCATTTTTAATTTGTTCACTTGTTAAATCAGCTTCAGAAATAGGATCTTTTCCAGTATAATAAAGCAATTTTAATAAGTTCTAATTAGTTTCTAAACGACTTACAATACGCTATAAAAAGAGGCCAAGATCAGCCAGATTCCGAGTCGCTGCCATCTTTCTAACCTCCATTAAACCAGAAGAAGTCTTCATCTTCATCTTGTTCTGTCTACTCGGGCGGTGGTGTTAGGTCAAATTCATAAACAGGGTCAACACTAACAAATTCAACACCAGGCGTAGACTATATATCATAACCAGTTACACGATAATATTCTTGTAACGGTTTTTCTCCAATAACTAAATAGTCATCTTTCTTTAACATTCCATTTGTAGGAATGACAAAGAAACTCAACTTTAAATTTTCTGTATAAAGAGTGTCCATACGGGAACGTGACTTAAGTTCATCTTTTAACATATTATCTTCTTGACCATACATATAAGCAAGGGTGCTTTGTTCACTACCATCTCTTGCAGTCCAAGTGAGGAAGTGTGTCATTTTTAATACAATATATCTATTGTAGCCACTTGCTTTAATATTTTCAAGATAATAAATCATCCAAGGCACAGGAACCATATCTTTATTAGGAATATAAAGTATAGTGCCATTTGGTATATTCAAATGAATATCTGTTAAAAGATATTGCCGCGTTTCGCTATTGTCTTGCTTATTTCTTTCAAGACTACCACTATAAAAAAGGCCCTAATAAGCAAATTCTACTCGATATACAGAACGCCGCAAATAGAGTTCAAATAAATGCTCTCTTTGCTTCTACATTCTCTATTGATATGTATCCCCAAAGCGGTTTAGCCGCATTTTATATATATCGTAATAACTCATATTTTTGAAAGCAGGCTCATACAGTCAAAAATTGTAGTACGAAAATACTCATAACTTAAATAACGTAATGATGAAATCTTTGTACATAAACGATAATAATTTATAGTGCGCCGTTCTTCTGGATATGACATAAGTTCAATCTAAATAGAGTCAAGAAATTTATTCCAATCTCTATTCTTTTCTCTCTCGCATAACAAACCAAAAAGACGACTTTTTAAATTATTATTATAACCTTCCAAAAACTCAGACATCTTTTATCTAAGTAGCAAGGCGGCGATACCCAAACGGCTTATAATTTATAGAACGATAATATTTACTTTCAAGTTTTTCAACATTTAACTTCTCTTGTTTTAAAAGTTTAGTAAACTTATCAAGTAAATTTGCCTATGAAAAATCGCGTTCGGCATAAAGCGGCTTTACGTTCTCCCAAGAAAGGATAATGCGATTGAGCCATTCGCATTTCATATAAGTAGACAAAATTTGTATTTCATCGTTATTTAAGTCAGATTCAAACATTTGGCTTCCGCTAACAGGGTCAGCTACTATATCAAGAGAACAACGTGGGAATTTGAACCAAGTTCGGGCAGAAGAAAGTAAAGAGAACCAATCTTCTTGCATATCTTCTTCTTCCCATAGCTCCCACTCATCTTCTGTCATTTTTCCTAAGAAGGCGTCGTAAACAGTTTGTAAACTAGTCAACGATTATCACTCCTTCGCGTATTTTTGAAATTCAATTCCCTTTAAAATATTGCGGCCTGTAATTTCAGTAAGATAGTTAGCTTTTTGAATATTACCCTCTTCACCGTGAGAAATTGCATAATCTGCAAGAGATTGCAACTGAGGTGGAGTGAGTTTCTTAGTTTCAACCTTAAACTAAGCAAGCGGCATTACTTTCCAATAACGCTCTAATTCCTTGTCACCAAGATAAATAATATGAGGCTCCTTAGCATCTTCAGGTTCAATACCAAGATCTTTCTTTACTTGCATATCTTCAATATAAAGAGTACCATCTTGAATCATATTTCTAAAAGCATCATCATACATAAGCTCTTCGACAACATCTTTATCAATCATTACCGAAGCGCCTCGACCTGGCCATCTGCGTGAAATATGTAAATCACTATTATCAATACCACAACGACCATCAAAAGAACTAATAATTTTTACTTTTTCAGACATAATCTTTCTCCTTTTTACTCCTGCGCGAAAGCGCTATATTTTAAAATAGGGGAGGGATACTTCCCTCCCCAAAGTTTTATATTAATTAATAACCGTAGATGTCCTTAGCGGAAGTATCTTCAATAGAAGAGTTCCAATAAATGCACCAATTGTTGTGATGAAGGATAGCGCAACCCATTTTCTTCCAAGCGTAAACTTCCATAGAATTATCACGATTCTCGAAGTCACGAATACGGGTAGCGCCCTCAAGAACAATCTTGACAACACGCTCAGCACCAGCAGGGAAAACATAAGCGCGGCTAGGATCAACATAGGTCTCAGTATTAGTCTCATCAACGAAAGACTGAGGAATTTCAACGACAGGAGCACCGCGGAAAACCTTAATGAAACCAGTATCGTGAATAGCCTCAATATCCTTAGGACTATAAACACCTTGACCAGTACCAGTACTAACAGGAATGATAGCATCGGCACCCATCTTAGCAATAAACTCAGGGCAAGCAAAGATAACTGGGCTGCCATAAGCACGAACAATTGTCATTAACTTGACCATTTCATCTGCACTCCAAGCACCCTTATACTTGTTAGTGGCAGGCATATCGTTGTAAGCAGCAACAAGAGCACGCTCAACTTCGACATAAACAGCGTTGGTAAGACCTTCAGTAACAATAGCAACAACTTCTGCAAGAGACTCAGCGCCATCCATAACACGCTCAAAGTCAACAGTAGCGCCACCACCGACTGCGTGAGCACCAAGCTCAAAGGTATCACTATCAAGACGGAATGTCTCGTAGACACCACTTAAACCAACCTGGGTGAGGAACTTCTTGGCACGAGCGCGGCCGAGCTTCTTCTTGAACATAGCCTTCTGGCCATCTCCAACAGTCTTAATCTCAGCGAACTGACCAATAGCGGCCTCAACATCACGAGGAAGAATCTCATCAATAGACTCAATAATAATATCATAAAGATCATAAC